AAGAGAAATTAACGGATTTTAAGTTCAACACTCTAATGTTGATGTCCTTGTTTGGGTATCTAACTTGATAGATCTGAGTAGGTGTTGCAAATAAAGTATCGGCAACAGGTTGGATTTGTCTTGTAACAGGATCGGCATATGTCATAGATGTTTGGCTAGATGAATATTGACCTCCCACTTGATTGTAAAACAAGATATCTGATACTGACACGATTCCATTTTCGGATTGTATCAATCTTCTAAGTTCTGATATGTTAACATTTTGACCCAAGTTTCTAACCAATGGGTTGAAGAAGTCTGTAACAATTTCAATCGTTTTTGCAATTATAGCTCCCTGATTTTGACTATTATCTAAAACAACATCAACAGTAACTGCTAAGTCTATGGTTTCTGCCGCTTCTATTGATATGTAGTCATTTATCATTCTATAGTTAGATAAGTAATTTGCAACATTTTGTTTTAAAGTGTTTGACACGACATTTGTCAAAGTTCCATTAGCATCATAAGACAACATTTTAATTCTTATTTTGTTGTTTTCTTCAGTAATTGCAACTTTACCTGGTGCTCCATATTGTGCCGGCATTGTTCTCAATATTGAGTTATAGTCATTAACAGTAACGGCTCTTTTTTGTGCCGCAAAGTTAAATGCTACCATATTTCTTACATCCTCTGTCGTGGGTGGATTCGCCCCTCCGATAGCGGCAGTAACATTATTACATTGTAGTGTGTTGATAACACTTCTATTAACACTTTCTGATGGTCCGTTTACGGCAAATGAAACAGTACCAATTTGATTTATTGTATTAATACCAACATTACTTGATAAACCACCACCAATTCTGTACTGAACAAACAATGTTGTATTAGGACTAAGAGCCGCACCCATTGCATAATTGTTAGTGTAACGACTTAAATCGAATCCTTTTCCGTCTCTAGCAAACTCTTTAAGTTGTTCATCAGCAGAAATATTACCACCACCAAATGTCATTTTACAGTAACCTTGTGGTGTATACTCTGATATGAATTTATTAGATGTAGTTATGTAAACACCAACCTTGATACCTGGTTGATCTGAAACTTTAGTAGGGTCTTCAACAAAAACTCTATCTTCAACTAATGCGTCAACTTCAAACCATCTTTCAGGACCTAAAGTTAAAAATTCTTGCGGATTTGGTATTGTTGAGTATTGTGTACCTGATTTCAATAAAACACTTGTGATACCTAAAACATTCTTTTCAGGTAAAAACAATTCAAGATATGGTTTACTATCGTTTGGAGTAATTACTCTTTTGAATACTTTTGTAATACCATTAACAACAACCTCTCTCTTTACGATTGTGTAGTTGATTAGTTTACCGCTAGCGTCAAAATTAGGTACTTTAAGTCTGTTAGGTGATCCTTCAGCATTAATTGGTGACGCAAAGTCAATATCATAAACAGTTTCAAAAGGTTGTCCCGCACCATTTACTTGTGAACCTCTTCTTAAAATACCACAATATCTTAAGTCTTCTCTATCACCAAAAGCAGGTACTGTTATAGAAAAATCAACTAAAGCAACTGATGGTCTTTGGCCAGGTACTTTTAGACCATAAGTCCTTGCTATGTTATATATAGAATTTTTTTGTTGTGCAAACTGAAGTACGGTTTCTTGTATACTTCTGTCAATCTGATAATTTAAGTTATCAGTTACGGCAGCATTAAGGTCTAACATTACTGAGAAAATACCAGCATCGTTAAAGTTTTGAACTAAATCAGGGTAGTAAGTTCTTGTAAAATTTATTAGTTCAGACCTAACTCCTTGAAAGTCCCTTACCGTATAGGAAATTTTCTTTTCTGCCATATAGTATTAAATATTTAGAATTATAAAATCTTGAGATTCAAATGCTGAGTCAGTTATTCTATAATCAATTTTAATTCTTGCGGTGTGTTCTAAAGTGGCAATGTTTGTTACTTTAAATTCTCTTTCACCATATTGATTTACAGTATATCCTTTATCTTCTAAACCCATAGAAGCGTCTTCCACTGTTACATTTGTGATTTGTAGATTAGGCATGTAGTTACGAACTGTATCTCTTATTTCACTTTCAATATCAGAAAATGTTGGTCCGTCTAATGGTTCAAAAATATATTCGTAAAGTCGTGTCCCAAAGTCGGGTAAAAAATATCTACTACCTTTACGAGTTAAAAGAAGATGAACAAGGTTTGCCCTTATTTCCCCTTCAGTACTATTTGTAACATCTAAGTATCTCCCCGTAAAAGAATCTACGAAGGGAAAAGAAATACCATAAGTTATACCATTTGCCATATCACATATAAATATAACTTACAGTTTTTTTAAGTAAAAAAAAATCACTGATTTCTCAGTGATTCTTATTTTTAAGATGAACATCCAAAACATTCAAAGTCAGAATTTTCAGGTCTTGGTGGTAAATTCAAATGTGAATAATCAACTTTTGGTGGTTCAGGTGTTGTTTTTGGTTTTTCTCTTTTGGAAATATCCATCGCCAAATGTTTAGCTCCTGTTGAAATTGCTTTGGTTCTAACATAGTAACAAAGAGTTTTCAAACCACTTTCCCAAGAGTGAAAATGTGATGAAGTAATCTTAGACAAGGTTGGATTTGACATATAGATATTCATTGACTGTGATTGGTCAATAAATGGTGCTCTATCTGCAGCCATATCAATAAGTTGTTTTTGTGAAATCTCCCAAATAGTTTTATACTTAGGAATCAAGTGTTCAATTCTCTTAACTTTCTTATTGTAATTTTTATCTTCAGGATCCAAATAATTATTGAAGTTAATATTTTGAATTGACCCTTCGTTGAAGATAATTTCATTTTTCAAGTCTTCGGACCAAATTCCAATCTTTTCAAAGTCATTAATTAGGTATTTGTTTACAATCATGATTTCACCACCAACAACTCGTCTGTTGAAAATTGCGGAGTGTGCGGGTTCTGTCATTTCGTAAGATCCTGTAATTTTTGCCGAAGATGCCACCGGCATTTGTGCCGTAAATAATGAATTACAAACACCATACTCAGAAACACTATTTTTTAATTTAGTCCAATCCCACATTCCTGAAAGTTGAGTTTCATCAATACCCCACATATCAAATTGAAATTGTCCTTTTGACATTGGTGATCCTTTAAAGAAAGCATATGGTTCATATTTACCATTCATACACAACTGATTACTTTCGTAGATAGCCGCGTAATAGATAGTTTCGAATATATCTCTGTTTAATTTTTTCGCCTCTTCGGATGTAAAAATATAATCCATTAAATAAAATACATCTGCTAAACCTTGTGTACCAATTGCAATCGCTCTTTGTTCTAAACCACCTTTTCTACCTTTTTCAGTTGAATAGTTATTAATATCAACAACTTTATTTAGTGACCTAACAACTTTTCTAACTTCCGTAAACAACAACTCAAAATCAAATTTACCTGACTTGATGAAGTTTTTAAGAACCATAGAAGACAATGTACAAATAGCGGTAGTTTCCTCATCAGTGTATTGGTAAATCTCATTACAAAGATTTGACTGTTTAATTACACCAATATTCTGATGATTAGTTTTTCTATTCGCATTATCTTTAGAACATAAATAAGGAACTCCTGTTTCTACTTGTGATTCAATAATTTTAGTCCAAATGTCCTGAGCCTTAACTTTTTTACCAAGACCTAATGAAACTGCGGTGTTGTAGACACCTTCATACTCTTCACCGTAACATTCTTGTAATGCTTTCAATCCTGCCTTTTTAATATCATTAGGACAAAACAAATACCAATCTCCGTTGTTTTTTACTGCTCTCATGAAATTGTCAGGTATCCAAAGTGATGTAAATAGATCTCTAGCTCTCAACTCTTCAGCCCCTGTGTTCTTTTTAATATCTAAGAGATCAAAGATATCTTTGTGCCAAGGCTCAAGGTAGATTGCCGCAGAACCTGGTCTACGACCTTGTTGATTAAAAAATCTAAGGGATTCATTTACAATTTTAAGATATTTTAAAAGACCCCCCGCATAACCACCAGAACTTGAGATTCTACTTTCTTTACTACGGATGTTAGACATAGAAAGTCCGATACCTGCGGCGTCTGATGAGAATGTTGATATATCTGTCAGTGTATCTAACAAACCTTTTCTTGAATCAGCGTCGTTATAGTGAAGTACACATGATGCCAACTGAGGAACTTTAGTTCCCGAGTTAATCATGATAGGAGTTGCTTTAGAAATTAGTTGATTGGAAAGTGATTGGTAGTATTCAAGGGCATCTGCGATGTTTGTTGTAACCCATAATGCAACTCTCATATACATATGTTGCGGTCTTTCAATTACTTTACCGTTTGGTTTTTTTAACAAGTACATTTCTTGTAATGATCTCCAAGCGAAGTAATCAAAGTTGTAATCATTTTCATGGTTGATTGCCGCATCAATAGTATCTTCACCATATTCTTTGATTGTCTCAATTAACTTTTCATTAATAATACCATCATTATAAAGTTCCATCATAGTTTGAGAAAAACTATCGTTGGTCTCTTTATGGTAAGATGAAATGGCTACTGAAGATGCAAGTCTTGAGTAATCGTGATGACTTCCTGTATATGAAGCCGCAATCTCATAAACCAACTTATCTAATTCTTTTGTTGTTACTTCACCTTCAGTTGGTACAGATGTAATTACCTTAATGAATATTTCATCTGAGTTAACATTTAACCCTTTGGATGCTCTTTTAACTCGGTTGTATATTTTTTGTGGGTTGAAAGGTACAATCTCACCACCTCTTTTAATTATTTTTAATGACATATTATAGAATTTAAAAATCGTCTGTGAATGTTATAGTTTCGTTTAACTTGGCCTTTTGATATTCCATAGTTCTTGATTCAAAAAAGTTACCTTTTGTTTCAACTGCAATTTGCTCCATAAACTTGAATGGTTGTTCAACATTGAACTCTTTATTACATCCCATTTTTACAAGTAATCCGTCAACAACAAATTCAAGATATTGCTTCATAAGATTAGAGTTCATACCAATAAGTGAAACTGGAAGTGATTCGGTAATGAATTCTTTTTCAATCTCCAGTGCTGATAACAGAATTTGTTTGATTCTTTTCTCAGATGGTTTGTCCTCCAAGTGATTGTTTAATAAATGGATTGCGAAATCACAGTGTAAGTTTTCATCTTTGAAAATGAGTGAATTTGCATTACATAAACCTTGCATAATTCCTCTTGACTTTAACCAAAAAATTGAACAGAAGGATCCTGAAAAGAAAATACCCTCTACTGCCGCAAAAGCAACTAATCTTTCAGCAAATGAAGCCTTTTCAATCCAATCTAAAGCCCATTTAGCTTTCTTCTGTACTGCAGGTAATCTGTCAATTGCGTTGAAACATTCGTCTTTCTCTTTAGGGTTACTGATGTATGTGTCAATAAGTAGAGAATACATAAGTGAGTGGATATTCTCCATTGCTAACTGAAATCCGTAGAAGAACTTAGCTTCAGGGTATTGGACTTCTCGGTAGAAGTTTTCCGCCAAGTTTTCATTAACAATTCCATCCGACGCCGCAAAGAAAGATAATACATTCTTTACAAAATATTGCTCATTTTCTGTGAGTTTTTCCCAATCTCTGATGTCATTAGTTAAATCCACCTCTTCTGCTGTCCAAAACGCTGCTTGGTGTTGTTTGTAAAATTCCCATATATCATTATGTTCAATTGGGAAGATAACGAATCTGTCGTTATTTGGTTCTAATATTTTTTCTTTCATATTAATT